GGGTGAACATCAAGCCCTTACCGCTGTCAATCGCAGGCTGAATGGTGTCATCCAGTACCTGTTGACGAAAGCCGAACTCCTTGGAACCATAAGCCAGCGTCATGACCGAACGTTTAGTTACGCTACGGTCTACCCCATATGCCAGCCACTGTTGCGCCAGCGTTGAGGTTCCCAGCTTGAGCTTCTCTGAGATTTCCCCGGTGTCCTTGTCGGTAACGGTAATCATCTCGTTAGGCGTGCCATTGATTGCATCCTGTTTGAGAATCTCGTTTACTTTCTGTGCAACGATACCGTAAATGTCCTGCACGGTTTCGCTTGGTAGCAGGTTAACCGCACGACCGCCTACCTCATCGCGGAGCATAGCGGAGAAGTGCTGGATACCAGAGCAAGACCCGTCGAACGCCAGCGGCAGAGAGCAGTTGTAGCCCAGACCGTGATGCGCAACGCCTGCATACTCGAAGCAAAACGCGAGGAAACAGAACGGTGAATCCTGCTCAGCCCACCAAGTGTTATTGATTGGGTCTTTAGCGCAAGCCAGAATGTCATCTACGTGCTTCTCAATGAACGCGATGCGCTCAGGGAATGGAACCTTATCGACACCCGCACAGTTCGCACCGTGGATTTTCAGCCAGTAGAACCCTTCCTCACCGATTGGCTTTCCTTTAGCGAGGGTCAGCAGACCTTTCGTCATGTCGTTGCCTTGCGGGTTGAACATCGGCACAGCGTACACACGACCGCGCCAGTCCATGTTGTAAGGGAACCAGATAGCTTTCTTACTTGCGAACTTGTTGGCCTGCTCCAGCATGAACTCTAAGCTGATACGGCGAGACACTCGTGCCTTGTCCAAGCGGTAGACACCGGCGGCGGCTTTCTTCCACTCCTTAAGTGCTGCCTCGTTGGTGTCAATGTCGTCCGGCTTAGGCGGTAACTCTTGGCGCTCCAGCGATGGAATGTCTGCGACCGGGCAATTCTTCCAGCTAACAATCTCATTGACAACCGCGAGAACTTTCTTGTTGATTTTCCATGTTGTTTTGTGCAATGTTCACAGCCTTGTAGACTTCTGGCATGTAAACGTCTTCGTATCGCATCAAGCCCTTCTTAGAGTGAGTTCGAACGAGTGCCAAAGGTCTGCGACCGTTAGCCCAATAGCCGCCCCCGGTGATTGCTACCCAAGGTTTCGGCGGTACGACACACGGCTGGAACATCGGAGAGATACCCGCCAGAGCGCCTGCACGCTTCGCTAATACGTCCACGTACTCTTGGGCCAGTTGTAGTGCCTCATGGTCAGAGCCTGCGTTACCTGCGTTGTGGCGCTGTAACTCCACCAGACCCGTGGATTCAATCAGCATTTCAATCAGGCGAATCCCTACGTGCATCGTGGTTTCTTTATCCCAGCTAGACCATGCCTCACCACCAAGCAGACCGCGACCAATCATATCAGCCTCGACCACCTGCATAAAGGCTTTCTTGTAGACTTGCCCGTGGCGCTTGTTAAGCTGTTCCTCAACGTGCTTCTTGAAGTGCTTCGCTTCGAGGTCACGGATGCGCCCGAAACGTGCCTCATCCTCAATGGCCTTCCCCAGCATACCAGCAGCGGTCTGAATGGTTGACATGTTCGTGCTGGTCAGTGCTGCAAGGATGACCTTGAGTGTGATGAACGCTGACGCCTCCGGCTTGAGTAACTGGAGCGGTGCATAGGCTACGGGCTTGCGGCCTTTCTTCGATGCGTACTCTTCGAGCCACTCGACGATACGTGTGGTTAACTTAGGGAGAAGCGTAGCGAGTAATGGCTTAGCGGCTGCGTTGTCTGCAATCTCACCAGCTTTCGCTTGACGCTCAAGCATCTTGAGGAAGCGGCGCTCGCCTAGCTCATAAGACTCATGTTCGAAAGCTAGTTGTTCACGAGCCAATGCGCTGCCGTAGTGGTCTGCCAGTGTGTTGAACGGGATAGCAGCCAGTTCGATTTCGGAGAAGTCATTCTTTTCGATAGTTTCGATGATGTTCATTGCTCACCTCATTGTGAATAAATCGTACCTATTCAGGCCACCGATTGATGACCTGTAAGATAAGACTCTATCAGCCTTGTAGACGCTTGTCAAGGTATGCGTCTATGTGTAATGGTTTGGCCCACTGAATGCACACCTCGTCGTGCTTATCGCCCCACACCATACGCGCCCTAGTCTCATCCCTGTGATTCTGATTGACGTCCATGCGCATCCTAGCGAATACATTAGCGTGGCGCTTCTCACGCTTATGGGCCTTTCTGCGCCATTTGGCACGGGCTTTACGTGCCATCTGAAAGTCTCCTTTAGGGTCACGGCGTGCCTTACGTGCCTTACAGCGGTCAATCGCTTCCTGCGCTCTCAGCGCCTCAATCTCAGCGATGAGTGCATCCGGGTCACAGTGGAACTCACCCGGCCTTAACTTGTTGTCTTTGCTGAATGATACCGGGTCTGTGATAATCAGGCGTCCCATCTGGTCTTTCATCATGTTACCGCTGTGACAATCGAACGATGCGATGCCTAAGAAGAACTTGCGGATATCCTTGCAGGTCTCAATAAAGCTGTCACTTATTGGGTACTCTTCGGCGGTGTCGAAGCAATCCTCCTCAATGATTTCCTGTGCGGCCCGAAAGTGGTGACGAATCTTATCACTCTCACCACGGCACCAGTCATTAAGTGGCGTCAGGTAGTCCAGTACCACCGTGTAGCAGCCTGTATGACGCTGAATGTCGTACACCGTAGGGATACCCTCACGACCCTGATTCATACGGCAGAACGCAGCATAGGCAGCGCCTGAATCCTCTTTCTTAAAGCCCACCTTGATAACCTTGCCCGGTAGCAGTGAGTGCTCATAGGCTGCGCTAAAGTGACCGTTACCCAAGCGTACAAAGCCAACATCACGCATACGCTCCGTCAGTGTCCGCCAGTAGTCCATCGACTCCAGACCACAATTGCCCTTGGCCTGTGTCAATTTCCCGTCCTGCGTCTCATCATTCACGATAGTAGCCGCAAGCGCCACCAGCATAGATTGCCGTTCGTTCCGGCGCTCAATCGGTAGGTTGCGGATAGCTTCGAGTGCGGCTTGTGCTTCGGTGAAAGTCATCGTTCAGTGTCCTGTTATCTGTAAGAGTTAAGAGTAAATTCAGCCCATTTGACAGCGCTTGCAGCCTGTCGTGCGGTCATCTTGCGGTGTCTCGTTAAGATGCGTTTGACCTTGCGTTTCGATGCACCATACGCCATCACATACAGTGCGGTCTTTACGTGCTTTGAGTTAGTGCGTAGCAATGTAGAATACTCCTACCTTGTTGGCCTTAAAGCGTCCGTTACGCTCACGAACCGTAAACCGTGGGATGAATCCCCACTTAAAGTAACTTAGCGTTGCCTTGTGTATTACCAGACCGTTCTTAAAGTCTCTCAGGAAATACACCACAATCGCAGTGTATACAGCGAGTACAATTATCGTCATCATTAGTCCTATGGTATGTTAAGTGGTAATCATAAAGGCCACTCGCATGGAGCGACCTTGAGTCTATCACTCAGCAGATTCTAAAGCTATTGCCTTGTTGTGTTCGTACAGTTCCCTAAGCTGTGCCATTGCGAGTGACCAGTCGAAGCCACAGCGCACCATGTCACCATAGAACAGCACAGTTTGAGCGGTCAGACCATATTGCGCGGTGGTAGCCATTACTCTTCCTCCTCTTCGACTCCCTCTTCCTCCTTGATTTCCTCAAGATATTCGTTGAGTAAGTCCTCAGCTTTTTCCCAAAGGTCAATCGTGAGTTGCTCGTAAATACGTGCTTGCAGAATACGGGTCACGTCCTTGGTGTCCGGCATCAGACCGGAATCTTCGAACTCAAGGTTAATTCCCTCGCATGCCAATACGCTGAAAATGTCGCTGTAATAGTGCGGAACGGCGCTATCGGCTGCATCATGGATTGCGTCACCAAGGTCATCAGTGTCGCGGACGTCATCATGGCGAATGTTTTCGTTCAGCATTTCGTAAGCGTGGTTGAAAACGTTGCTATAAGTCGTAGTCATTTTGTGTTACCTCATTGTGTGTGTGGTGTTAGGCCTACGGTATGTTAAGTGGTAATCATAAAGGCCACTCGCATGGAGCGACCTTGAGTTTATCACTTACCAATCACGG